GAGGCCATCAAGGTCTTGAACAAGGTCCAGGTATTGGCCGCTCGGTTCTCGGGCCTCGCAAGAGCTTCAAAGTCAGCGGATGTGGGTCCACGGTCCCGTTGGAAGCCGTACTGCGCTGCCAGGGTATCCAGGTAGTTCCGGGACATGGATCCAAGCTTCTCTAGGAACGATTGGGGCAGAGTCGGAGCACCCTTGAGAGGGTAGTTCGTGACCAAGCCGGTCAGGGATCCCTTGCGCGGGAGGCTTCGGACGTGGTCGTTCACCGTGGCGCCGTTCTCCACGGGATGCTCAGTGACTGAGGCTTCCAGGGAGTGGTCTTCGGAGACGATCAGGTCAAACGTGATCGAGTCTACGAAGTAACCCCCGGTCCGATAGAACAGGGATGTCTGCTTGGTTCCCATCAGACGGCCGACGCGATCAGGCGTTGCTGGAACGTGAGGCCGAATACGGAGTTGGCCTGCTGCTGGAGGACATCGAGCATGGTGCCCTCGGCGTGGATCGTGTTGTTGACGTTCACGGTGCTGTTGACCACTTTCCCCTTGCCTTCCAGGGCCTTGAGGATGCCGTCGGTCAGAGCAACCTTGGACCCGGTAGGGGCACCCTTGGATCCACCGATCATAGCAGCGAGGGATCCGGCCTTGTCCCAAGACTTCCCGGCACCTGCGAATGAGTCGCCGGCCATGGCCCCTGTGAACCTGGCTGGTGCCATGAACGATTCGGAGGCTGCATTCGCAGTGAGAGAGTTCTTGGTCAGGTAGTTCCCTGCCTTGACGAGTCCGACTGCACGAAGGAGTGTCCCAAGCTTCTCTTCAAGGAACGACACGACCTTGAGGAGCACGACGAAGGGGGCTGTGACTGCAAAGGCCACTGCCGTGGCGAGGACCATGACAGACCCGAAGATCCCTTGGAGCACGGACCATAGGCCAGTGAGCAGGGAACCTGCAAGCATGATCGCATCGGCGATGGTAGCAAAGGAGGCTGCGATCCCGGCCGCGATGTCCCCGGCTGTCGGCCCGTCGGAGAACATGAGGGCGAAGAAGTCCCCAAGCTGCCTGTAGGCCGCGCCGATCCCGTCTGTCATGTCGATCAGGGCTGTGATCACGTCTTTGATAAACGGAACCAACTTCCCGCCTAGCTCAGCCATCATGATCTGGAAGTTGTCCGTGAGCGTAGACCAGAGGCCGTTAAGGGTCTTGGACTGCTTCTCCATGTTCCCGAAGAACCGGCCACCCTTGCTAGTAGCACTTGCGAACGCCTCGGAAACCATGGCGCTGGAAATCAAGCCCTTCTCCATCTCAGCCCGAAGGGTAGAGAGGGACTTGCCTGTCTTCTGGGAAATCTCCTGGAGAGGATTGAAGCCAGCGTTCACGAACTGAAGAAGATCCTGGCCCTGGAGCTTCCCAGCTGCCATGACCTGGGCGTAGGCGAGGGACAAGCGGCCAAGGCGTTCGGAGTCCGAGCCTGCCACGTCTCCAAGCATCTTCACTGCAGCAAGGGACTGGCTTGCCGACTGCCCGAAGGCCATCATGAGCCGGACATTCTGGGTCAGTTCTTCCGTGTGGTACGGGGTCACGGCGGCAAACTGCTGAATCTGTTGCACGAGGTACTTGGCTGCCTCGGCATTGCCCAGCATGACCTCGAATTCAGCATTCATGGACTCTAGGCGGGCGGCACCCTTGACGGATTCCACCACGAGGCCGAATGCCTTGGACGCGAGCTGGTAGGCGCCATACATCAGGGCGGCATTCTTGGCAAGGCTGGCAAGACCCTTGTCGGCCTTGTCCAGTCCAGCCTTGTCCACCTGGAACCCGAGTTTTGCGATGAGTTCCTGGACAATCACCTGATTTACTCCTTCTGGTCCTTGGTGTGAAATGCCCTATGGGCCGCTGTCATGTCTTCTTCCATGTCCATCAGTGCATTGAGCTTCAGCACTTGCCCCCAGATCATGCGGTCCAGGTCACCCATGGACGCCTTCCCTGCGAGCACTAGTCTCCAGACTGGGTATTCTTCCTCAAGCTCTTTTGCAAGACTCCCGAGATCGGAGAGTTCAGCGCGGAGCTTGCTTCGGCGCTCATCTGAGAGTCGGAGCCATTTGTTTCGCTCGTTTCGGCACCAGAGAGTCCGTCCATTGCCGCCTTCTGGAGTCCCTGGACCATTTCCAGGTACCGTTTGCCCGTCTCCCGAAGGCTCTTGAAAAAAGGGAATCCGTTGTACTCCATGATTTCAAAGGCCAGGGTGTACAAGGATTCCAGATCGGCTCCGAAGGCTTCTGCCACGGCGTCTCGGTCCGAGAGTTCCAGGGCGCCTGCATTCTCGCCGGAGGGCAGGTACTTGGTGGTCCCGATGAGCATGGAGAGCAGAGCCTCCTGCCGTTCCATCGGCATCTCCAGGAGGAGGGAACTGACATCCCGGACCCTGCCCATGAGCAGGGGTCCGAAGATCGCGGCGAGCTGGCCATTGACCTTGGCTGCCGTGAACGGGTGCAAGGGGTTGAGCTGGAACTGCTTTCCACTGATTGTCACGGTCTTGGGGGTGGCCATGACTCAGTTCCCGCCGATGTGGAGTTCGCAGGGTCCTGTGTGGAAGGTCCACACTCGATCCTTGGCACTGTTGCCGAAGTCCGCCGTGGGAGCCTTGACGATTCGGGCCGCGTCTGCGAACAGGACCGTGGTACCAGAGCCGTCAGCAAAGACGAGGGGGAACACGCCGGCTCCGGAGAGCTTGTCAGCCTTGTGGATCACGGAAAGCTGGTCATTGGTCGCGCTGGACTGCTTGAGGGTCAGGGTGACCGCCACGTCGTCCACGGACTTGTTGACCATGGTGACCTGGCCGTCGGCGCCACGGACAACCTCGAAAGCGTCGTCCGGGTACTCGATGGAGACCACGTCGTCCCCGTAGCCGGAGAAGATCACGGGACCAAAGGTGCCCCGATACTTCTTGGGATTGATTGTTGCAATAGCCATTTTCCAGCCTCCTTAGACGGACACGGTGCCGTTGATGATGATCGAATGGACCGCGCCCTGGAGAGTTGCGTTCCAGGTGATGCCTGTGAGCCTCCGTGCGGCCTTGTCTACGCTGCTCACGGCGGAGGCAAGGGGGAAGTTGACCGCCCAGCCTGCGTCGAAAACAAGGGCGTCCTGGGCCCTCTGGAGACTGCCCTTCAGGGTGCCGACAACCGCCTGGATGCCAAGGTCCGTGAAGGGAACCTTGCCCATGGCTGCCAGGAGGTTGAAGAGGTCTGTCTGGATCGTGGAGTTGACCCAGTCGAGGTTGCGCACGTCATCGATGTAGGTGGCCACCTTGGCCACGGTGCCTGCGTAGGTGTGCGAGTAGGAGGCCGTGGTCGTATAGACGTTGGCCCGCTTGTCCGTGCGGATCAAGCCCTCTTCGCTGGTGGTCAGGGTAGTCGGAGTGATCCCCGTCAGGTTCTTGAAGGCCCAGGTCCGGAGGCCCGGATCGTAGGGGAGTTCGCGGCCCATCCAAGCAGCTGCCACGTATTCCGTGTTGGTCACGTGGTAGACGACAGCCACCCGGTCATAGGAGGAGAGGAGAGCGAATTCCGCGAGGCAGGCAGTTCCCGAGACGCCGGTGTTGGCAGCCTTGGTCGCGGGGTCTGAGTCCTGGACGAATTGGAGCTTCTTCTGGGTCGCGGTCCAAGCCATCCAGGCCTTGGTCTTCGTGGCATCCAAGGGGTAGGTGGTCACGACGGTAGGCTGGGAGGCTCCGAGCGTGATCCCGATTGTTCCGATGTTCAGATCAGTCCCGGGCTTCACGACGACCATGGAGTTCACGGAGACGGTGGCCACGGTGCCTGCACCAAGGGCAGTCTGGATCGCAGTGGCCCAGGCAGCCATGGTCGCGGCGTGCGAGGTCGCGAAGGTCTGGCCAGGGATCGTGATGCCGTTGATCGTGGAGGCAACAACGTTGCCAGTAATCAGGGCCGTGGAGAGGGCGAAGGTGATTCCACGGTTGCCGACGACCTCGAAGGCATACCAGTCATCCTGCTTGGCGCGGATCGCATCTGCCGAGACAGCGGGAGAAGCGTCTGCAGAGTCGATGCGGCCGACCATGAGGCGGGGCACCTTGGGGTTCTGGGAGAAGATGGCGGCAGCGGCCTGGTAGACGGAGTCCGTCGAGGCCCAGCCGTCGGCGGTCATCTCGCTGGTCGAAGCGTAGTAGCGGTGGCGGTCGAAGGCCACAACGGTCTTTGCCGTGGTGAACTGCGCCATGATCGCCGGGACGCCGAAGCCAGGGAGGCTCGCAACAGCATTTTCCCTTGTGATGTTGGACTGGATGATCGTGTTGATGTCAGACATGCAGGGGCCTCCTCTTAGGCTGTAGGATACTCAATGGAACCGCTGTTTGTTGGATTTTCGGCATTGGCCCATTGGACTGTGTTGATGGTGGACAGAGTTTCGGAAACCCGGGACTTGGCCGACACGATCAGGGATGCCCTGGCCTGGGGGATCCAGCGGTTGTCCAGCTTGATCGCGGCGTCCAAGATCATCCCGTAGTCAAGGATTGAGACCCCGTAGGCTCCCAGTGCCTCCTGGCCGGCTTCGGTCTCCGAGAAGTCAAAGACCGCCTGGAGCTTGGAGCCATCCCCGTTGACTTCCCAGAGGACCACTTCACCTGTGTGGAGCTGGTCCAGATGCCGTTCGTCATTAGCATCTTGGAGACCAATGTCCGGGGTCCCTTGGCGATCTAGGGACTGGGTCCCTGCGATTGCCAGGTAGGTACCTCTGGTCGGGGCTGCCTCGGACTGCTGGTCTTGGATCACCGGGACTTGTGCAAACTCGTCGGCGAGGGCGGCGGTTGCGAGGTCGTAGAGGGCGCTGTAGATGTCGGAAGCAAGACTCATGCGGCGGACCCCCGGTACTCGGCAAGATGCTTCCGGTGCTCGATGAGTCCAGACAGGTAGCTCCTGGTATCGATGACCTCCCAGAGGGAGTCGTCGTACACGAGGACATCGGCCTCGGTCAAGGAGCCTTCGGTCCGCTTGCGGAGGATATCGTTGGTGTAGATCCAGACCTTGCCGAGATCCCTGGAGCCGGCTTCCATGGTCTGGAGGTCCTTGCCCGTAAGGGGCTGAACGGATCCCTGGATCACGAGTTCCGTGGGGACCCAGGGGGTCCAGACGCCACGGACCAAGGTGCGGTCACGGCGGCGGATCGTGTAGGGCTTGGGGAAAAGGGTGCTCACGACCGCTTCATCCGGGTTTTGTGGGTGATGGCCTGTCGCATAGCTCCTGTGTCGATCAGGGGCGTGCTGGACCTCTTCTTGGCCTTGGTGTAGGGGGCATTGGGGACGGCCCATTCCTTGGAAGCCACGATGGTCGCCTTGGTAGCATCTGCGCCGGCCTTGCCCCAACGATCCAAGGCGATCTTGGTAGACATCTCACCTCTGGTAATGAGGGCCAGGAGATTCTTGCCGAGCATGTATAAGGGGCCTCGGTAACCGTCCCTGCGGATAGTCTCCTTGATGAACGGGCGGGCGGGGATCGAGGGCTTTGCGCCTGCTGGGGCAGATCCGAACTCGTTGATGATGGCCACCTGGAGGTTGGTCATCCCAGTGCCGCCGTGGGCTGCATTGCTCTTGGGAGCGTCCCCTGGGAACCCGATGGCCGCGTAGCTCTTTTGGGCCAGTCGGAGATTGGCCACGATTGCAGGCCATAGGTTCTTCTTGACGAGAACCTGGGACACCTAGAACCCACGTCCAGGAATGAAGAGCACTGGGCTGTAGGGCTGTCCCGTCAACCCTGCGGCAGGGCCAGAGGACCTCTGGAGGTCTAGGAGCATCTGGCCGTAGCGCGTCTGGGAAAGGCCTCCAGAGGCCCCCTGGGAGCTATTGGAGCCGAAGGAGACGGATAGGTCCCCTTCCTTCTTGGAAGTGATAGGGCCGCCGGATCCCGAGAACGATGCGGCCGAGGCCGACATATCCAGGAGATGAGCGGCAAGGTAGGCCACGGCATCCGGACGATTCGCGCCAAAGAACGTCGAGGACGTGCGGGATTCGGCTTGGCTCAGAAGGAGCGGCCGCCCAGCTACGGCGTCAAAGTGTGGAGCGATGGCCGAAAGGATCTCGGATGCCGTGGCCATGGATTACTTGGTTTCGCCCTGGTTGATCTTGGCGATCTGCTCGTTGATGGCCACGCGGATGTCTTCCTTGCCGGAATTCTTCTTCCAGCGGGTCAGGGTGGCGAGGTCATTGGTGTCTTCGATCACAGCGCAGGCTTCCGCGTAGTCCAGATCCTTGAGGGACTTAGCTTCCTTGATCGTGGACTTGGTGTCCTTCCCCTTGGGAGGCTCGACGGTCGCGAAGTGCTCGATGATCCGGCCTTCCTTGCGCAGGGACTCTGTAAGCTTGGAAGGTTCCGCGATGATGTCGGCAACCATCCAGCGAAGGCGTTCCCAGTCGGCGGCGGCAACCTCGTTGCGGCCCGTGTTCAGGAAGAGCTTGTCGGCGATGTACTTGAGATTGTCCCCGGTCCACTCGATGATGATGGCGGTGGGCTTCGGGAGGAGGTCGTCGGCCATTGTTGGCTCCTAGTTCATGTTTGGGGGTGGGAAGCAAAGCAAAGACAAAGGAGGGGACTCCCGGTTTCCCAGGAGTCCCCTTCGGAGGATCTTACACGCCGTCGCCGTAGGCAGCCGACAGGATGTAGTAGATGGTCGTGCCAGCGTAGCGGGTCTCGTAGTACGAGTTCCACTGCAAGCCATCGGGCTGAGGCGCGGTCACGTCCAGCATCAGAGGCATGTGCTGCTCGACCTTGCGAGGATCGCAGGTGTAGATGAAGGCACGTCCAGTTCCACCAGCTCCGATGGTCTCCAGCT